AGACAGCTTTCGGAATCTCTGGAACCCCTGGATGCCTGAGAACGTCATCCATCCCGTTTTGAATTTCATACGAAAGCTCACCGTGTCATCAGTGAACGCCGACTTGCTCTCGGTCAACACCTTGCCGTTGGATGCCTTCACATACGTGGGCACACCAGTGGACAGCAGAAGGGCTGCATTGGTGTCTTGTCCTGTGAACACCGTCCACTGTTTGTGGAACTCATTCCAACAGAGTGTCGTTCCTTCGGCACTCGTGAACCAGACCTGGTGTCTGTCAACGAGATTCATGGCCGATGTGATGGTGAGAGAGTTGAAGTCCTCTACCGATGCACCCAGATAAACGACCTCAAGCCCACGGCTCAGAAGGTAGATCCCCTCGTTGCTCATGAACATCAGACCATTGTCAGTGAGAACCACCGACCGTGAGCTTTTGCAACCGATGCTTTGAGTCACCAGTTGCGGCGTCGGGAATGCATTGGAAATCCCATCATTGTCTGGTCCTGAACCTGCAGTCACATAGATCGCGTTTTCTTTCAGAAGGACAACTTTCTCATCCATCTCAGCAATGGCAGTGAGCCTTCCCCCAAGCTCATCCAGTTTTATCTTCAGGACGTCATTGAAAAACACGCCCTGATTCTCTGCAGAAAGTCCGGATAAATAAACCTCGTTTCTATTCTCCGCACTGATTGACCAGAGCCGTCCCTTTGCAACGAACACGCCTGCCGATGGTGCTATGCCGGAACTCTCTAGAGATCCACCGTTGGTGTAAAGCGGCTCATTTGCCACCAAAAGAGCATCGGTCAAAGTGTCGTTGAAAACGAACGCACCCGATGAAAGAGAAAACTGCTTGATCTTGTAAAACAGAGTTCCGTTTGCAGTGGTGCGATAAATCGCGACTGATACGTTCGTAGTCGTGGGCAACAGGTCTGGAGTATAGATTGAAACTTGAGCGCCCTGTGCCGCCAGTGCGATGGTAAACGGCACCGATGGCGTTGAATAGGACTTGTTCCCGAAAGCATCAGTGATCTCGTAAACCGCGAGGTATTGATAGCTGCCGGTGAGTGCTCCGGCAATCGTGATTGCAGTCGGGGGCTCAGGTGCGAAAGGCATGGATACTGGCAATATTGGAGTATTGAGTGCCGTCGGTGTGAGCTGGGTGAGAGCACCCCAAGCATCCGTATAGATCCCTCCCCGAAACGAGGCCATCGACGGCAGCTTGCTCGTGATTTTGATCGCCTCGTGGTTCAGAGGCTCTAGATCTCCAGTAGGACTCACGCCCCGAATGCGTGTCGTGACAATGTATTCTCCGGAAGAGAATCTGCATTCGTTCATCGCAATGAGAGTCGGGGGAGTGGTTCCCGAAGGACTCGTTTTCGCCCACGCAGTGCCGTGAAGATATGAAAACGAATAAGTTCCGTTCGCCCTAAGAACATAATAAGTTGAGTAACCCGCAATATTGGCTTGCACCGCCGATAGCGATGCATTCTTTTCCTGCGTGTTTACCAGCGTGAAATATGTGGTATCTGCTCCGGAATATGCCCTCGCAGCTATGCGACTGCCGTATTGCGTCGTCCAACCTGCTGCAGAATTGATCACGGTGAGTTCGGCAATGATACTTGGGCCACTCACTTGCGCATATGAAACTGCAACCTCATTCGCTGTTTTGCCAAGAGCGATTTGATACGCGGTATAGGCAACGGGTGCCGTGAGAGTAGAGACCGCTCCAAAAACGCCCACAGTGCTTATGGCACCGTTTCTCACATCGGCCGCGTTGGCAGTAGCCATGCGCCACCCAGTTGTGTCCTGAGTGAGTGCCACGCACTGGAATGCTGCAGCGTAGGCCGTTGAGTTGGTCGGAGAACTCCAAACACCGCCAATGCGATACGTGAAATAGACCTTATCTGCTGGCACTGCAGCCATGACACCAATGCGCTCGCCACTGTCCACGCAAATATCGTGGGTCGTGCTCCCTGCCGCTGCGGCCGAGATTCCCGTGACGTTATCTTCAGCGAAGCCGCCGGAATCTGAAGTCGAGAACGAACATTTCCACCCGCCACGGTAATAGAGGCAGGCGAATGTGTTGCCATTGCCCGAGATCTTAAAGCTAGTCGCAGTGACACCGCTTTGAGATGTGGTCTTGATGACTCGCTTGTTTACGAGGTCGATGAGCTGCAGATTTAGGACGGTCGATACCATCCAAGCCATGAGGCATCGATCCCCACTTGCTGAGAATGCAAACGAGGTCAAAGTGGCTGTGCCAATGAGTGATGTGTCATCGAATCCCAGAAACGCCGGGTATCCCGCTTGCACGGTGCCGGGATTGAGAAGGCCGATGGCTGTACTGCTTGCTCCGTCCATTATGCACATAGGTGTGCTGCCAGCCAGCGCAGCCCCCACGGCTCCCGTAAACGCTGTGCTATAGGGCTTGGTGTAACCATAACGACTTTCGATGCGCCCGCTCTTTTGCATGACGCAGTTTTCGGCGACGATGAATCTGCCGTCCAGTGCGTTTTTGTCGTCTGTTTTAGTATCGAGACCCTGGAATTGAATCGGGATATGCGTGAATTCCAAAACACTCCTCCTCAGAATACCAGGATTTTAACACCCGCAAGAGCGGAACTCGATACAAGAGTGATGCTATTTGCTGACCAGGATGACCGCCAAACCGAAATATTGGCGGTCCTATCTGCGACCAGAAATCCCCTGGGCAATCGCCCAAGGGAATGTGAGACTTCTTTCGGGGCACTCGCTCCCGGCATATCGACCGAAAGCAGTTGTGCCCCGTTTAAGAAATTCCGCAGCAACGGATCGTAAGAGGATTTGATCTGATCCTGAATCCGATTCAATTCCTGATTCGAGGTCACTATCTTTTGAAGCTCACCCATCAGATGCCCCACCAGCGAAAGAAGGCACGATCATTGAGCGTGGCAAGGTCTGTGACACGTTTCGGGAACCCGGCATCCCGGCCTCTCATGAGGTCTATGATCTGCTGTTCCATGTATGCCCTCTCACGTTCCAGAAGCGCCGTGTCCGACTCCTCTTTCATGAGCATACGAATGGCAGCATCGAGGACAATATATTCGTCGAAGCCATTGTAGACCTCGATAGTCTGAGCGGATGAGGTGATGGAAACAGGGGATGGCACATACAAAAGGCGAATAGTCTGAGCCGCGCCAACTGGAGTCGGCACCAACACAATCTTGTTTCCCTTGAGAATATACCGAACTGGTTTCCCAATCCATGTATGGACAATTCTGTTTCTTTCGTTGAGCTCAAACGGGCGCAGTGTGAACGAACGCCCACCGGCATCCTCAAGGTCAACGCCCAGAAGCTTATAAAAGTCAGAGGGCAGATCGTATTCTTTCTGCCCGTCAACTGTTGGGAAAGTTGTGTCAGAAACAAACCAGTTCTCAAACTCTGTGACGACCAGGTTGTAGAATTTGCGATAGGCCGCATCCAGATACGAGATAGCCTCGGCATCGGTGACAAACTGAGTGTTCTCCATGTTTGCACGCCTGCGGGCAGAGACTATCAAATCACTCACGTTTACCACGTCTGCCATGAATTACTCCCCGTATTCTTCGCTGTCTTCGCCTTCTTCAGACTCAAGCTGCGCATCGCAGATCTCATGGAGCTTCTTGTAAGCCATGTATGCCCTTCCGGGCTGTTTGGCTTCCATTGCGTTCATCAGATCAAGCATGGCAACGCGGCCTGCTTCCATGTAATCGCCTGCACCCTCGTTCATGGCACTGGGTTTGCCCATGCCTTCCACGATGAGAGCAGCAATACCCTTCGGCTTTCCCTTATCAGGACCGATGATTGGCATGCTTATTCTCCCTTCATCTTGATGGAGCTGTTGCGGAGCTTCATTTCGAAGAACACCTTGCTGCCGTTTGCGGGCTGGGTGAGCACGCCAGAAGCATTGTAGAATGCCAGCTCAAACGCAGGGGCCTCGCCTTGGATGACGGTCTGCACGTCGCTGGTGCTCATTTCGATCTTGAAGATGCCGCTTCCCGAAATGGAGGGCGTCACGGTCATGGTCACGGTAGCCGTTCCATAATCGGTGATATCGACTGCAGTACCAGCTTCGGCGTTGGCTAGTGTGGTGGCAAATTTGACCGTGTTGGCATCAACCACAATCAGGAAATAGGTCGTTGCCGAGAGCCCTGCAGGGAGGGAGCTGGCAGAGACGGTGAGGGCAACAGACTTGCCGGTCTGAAATCCATGAGCCGTGAACACAACGGTATTGTCGGTGAGGTTCACAGAGGTCTGAATCCCAACAGTGGTCTCGGCCACGGTCGTGGAACCAACAGCGGACTCATCAGACTTGTAGGATACCATCGCAGCAACGGGGGCACGATAAACGTGTGTGAAGGCAATCGCGGCAGAAGTGGTTCCAGTCGTGATGAGTGCCGTAACACCTGTCAGGGCATCAAAGGCGCTTTCGATGAGGGCTGCAACCTGTGCTCCGGAGGTGGCACCAGAGATATCGACGTTGGCCTTGCGACCGGCCGCAATCGATGCCCAGACGGCACCAGTAGGCTCAGGATCGGTTCCTGCCACGTCAAGGGCGATGCCCCACTTGTTGCCCGACGTGTCAGTGATGACGATGTGATCGCCAGCCGTGGTTGCGGCCTTGGCTGCGAAAGTTGCGGTCTGAACTGCACTGGTACCAGTAACTGCGGTTTTTGCAGTGCCGTCGATATCGCACACGATGCTTGCGTTGCAACCAAGAAACCGATTGTAACGGTCTTCAAGGGTGATGGTGTAACGGCCGGTTGCCGTCTTCGCGATTGCAAGGCCATTGCCTACGGGGTTGGCGACAACACCAGCGGCACCGATATCAAACGAACCAAAAAGAGAAACCACACCCGTGGTCATCGTGAACTGGGTGTTCTGAAAGTTACGACTTGCCATGAAAAAAATCTCCTAAAAAGAAACCCGCCCGAAGGCGGGCTGTTCGATATTCGAACTAGATATCTGCTTAGGCCAGCTTGATCTGGATGTTAAATCCAGGTGCTTGGCAAGCGAGGTTGAGGTATCCGAAGGTGCGGATATCTACGCCGTCGCTGTTGGGCGAGCGGAGCCACTTCAGGCCGTCGCCTTCGAAGAGACGAACGGGATCGCCAAGAGAACTGAGCTTCCAGGTATCCATCTGCAAGCCGAAAGCGCGATTCACAGGGCAGTTGCGGTCGGCCATGACCTTCACAGCGCCACCGGAATAATAGATTTCGATGCCATTGAATCCAATGGCACCAATCATCTTGCCGCCTTCTTTAATCTCGGCAGAGACCTGGACGCGCTGGACCTTGGAACCCAGAGCCTTCACGAGGTCTGCAAAGTTCTTGTGGTTCAAGAACAGATAGTCGGGGCTTCCGCCTTCACGGGCCAGGAGCTCCAAGCCATCGATGAGGCCTTCTTCGATGCTCTGAGCAGAGGCGTCATAGGTAACGCCGCCGAGACGCGATCCGTCAGTGTTACGAGTCACACCGAAGAAGCTGGCAGCGAGACGGGTGGCACGGTCGTCATAGGGAAGCCAAGCATCGAGACCAGAAAGGGCTGCGTTCTTATCGCCCTGGTTGTAGATGTAGTCGCCAGCGGCGAAGTCACCGTTCACCGTGGGAGACACAGTGAGGATTCCAGTGGTGCGGTCGATGCCGGTAATGACGGGAGTTCCAGAACGGGCAGTGCCGCCGCCATTAGTCGAAGAAGCGATGAGAGTCTGGCCCACTTCGAAGTTGGTCACGTCTTGGGGATTCTGCAACTCGATAGTCGTGGCAGGAGTGGTAGCAGCCTTGATGGTACCGATGGCACCAGTGCCGCCGCGATACATCTTGATTGCATGCGAGCGAGCAAGCTGGCGGAGTGCGCCATCCAACTGAACCTTGGCACCAGAAAGGAATGCGCCTTCGTCACGGCTCGATGCTTCCATCACCTCATTGCTCAGAGAAGCGAGCGAATAGTCCGACGTACGGGTCAAGAGAAACCCGGCGACTTTCGCATCAGAAGTGCCAGCAAGGGCATTGGCAAAGGTGTTGGAACGGTTTTGGGGGTTGGCATAAATCAGGGGATATTTCTTGGCCTCACCGTAAAACTCAGTGTCCTTGTTCATCAAGGCATAAAGAGGGTTGTTGGCATAGGTCAACTCGAAGATCTTCCAAGCGGGGTACATCTGCTTGGTAGCGCCCTGAAACTTCGTCATATCAAGTGACATTTTATGTGCTCCATAAGATAGCTCATGGAGCGTGCTTGCTGCGAAGTGGGCGAAGGGGAATGCTACCCGCTCTGCATGACTCGCATTGCACGCTTCATGAGTTCTTCATCGCTCACCCGACCGTCCGCCCGTGGCGTGGTCTGATTGGCGTTGAAGTTGCTCAACGTGGGCGACGCACCATGCGTTGCCGGACTGGATTGCGTGCCCATGCTATCTTCGGGCGATTCATCTATCTTAGGTGCAAGTTTGGAGCGGAGCTTTTTGCTCTCAAGCAGGCGTTCGACATCTTTCTCAAGGTGCGCTTCGACTTTGCCAGCAGCTTCATCGAAATTGAGCCATTTACCGTTCTGCTTTTGATACTCGTAAATGACCTGGAAAACGAGTTCGTGAGCGTTTTGCATACGCACTAGCTCATATTTCTCAGGCTCTTTATCGAGTAAACTCTGCAACTCTTGCTTTGCTGTTTCGTAAGCGGACTGAGTTTCTTTCTCCTTACGAGACTTCGAATCCTCTTCGCGTTCCTGTTCCCACCGGGTCATCTTTTCCTTGAGCTCCTGCAGCTCTTTCTTTTCCGGTGTGATGGGGTCTTCAATCAGCTTTCGAGAAAGCTCATCAAAGGTCAGGCCAGACCTTTCCAGGTACTTGAAGGGGTCTTTTTTCGCCAGATCTTGAAGCTCACGATACTCTGAAAGTTGCTTCTCATAGTCTGAGTGCTTCGATTCACGCTCGCGAAGTTGTTTCTCGCGGCGGATAAGTCTGGCAAAATTGTCAGCGTATGGGTCTTTTTCTTTCTCAACAACCGGTGATCTAGTTGCATCAGTCGTGGACTCAGGCGAACTGCCGTCCTCTGTTCCCGTTGACGCTGGTTGTGTGATCTCGTCGAAACTCATTTAGCCTCCAATGCAATGGTACACGTTTAGATTCCTGGTGCCAATACCTGCTCAGGCGAGAGCTGTTGCTCTACTGGCGCTGCGAGCTGCATCTGCTGAAGTTGAGCAGCAGGCGACACGGGCGAGGGCATTGGCTGTGCCTGATCCTTCATTTGAGCGCACTCATCGATGAAGCGTCGAACCATATCAACGCGGTCGTCAGGGTAGTTTTCAAGAATTGCCCACGAGAAGTACTGCTGCGCCATAATGATAGCCTTGTCGAGTCCCATGTAGGGCTCAGGGATCACATACTCGCCCTTGTCTAGTGCAGACTCGATGGCTCTTTCGATAAGTCTGGTAGGTGCGAGCTTCTTCGACATCTTGCTTTCGAGGTCAGGGAGGTTCAGAAGCTCCAACCGATCCTCAGGGTCAAGGTCGCCAGCCTTCGCCATCTCAGTCACGTATTCGAGGCGTGCTGCGGGGTGCTGCGGCAGTGCTGACACGGGGAACGTCTTCAGCATGTAGTCATCGCGCCTCATCTCAATATCAGACCAGGTGAGCGACTTGAGACCTGTGTTCTTATCGAAAGCAACGACGGTGTAGCTGCCAGGGATGATGCTCAACAGTGCGTTGCTGCAGTCCACAACGAAATCTTCGAAGTCCTGCCCCAAGAGCATCATGCGTTCGGACTCAATATCTGAGAACTCGCGGAGAGCACGACCGGAGTCGAGACCAGCAGGCTTCTTAGACTGCGCTGCAAGCTGCGAGACACCGATGATCTCGAATGCCTTTCGATATAGGTTTTCCAACTGCTGGAAGATCTCGGGATGCACGGTCTGAGCCGTGTAGATGACGGGAGGTTTGTTCCCCGAATAGGGAATGAACGTGCCAATATCGTTAACCCAGTGTGCAGGGTTGGCCTTACTGCCGTTCTCTACAAAGATGCGGGGTTGCTGCAGCAGGCGCATGCACTCCTGGATGTGCATCAGAAGCCTGTTGATCTCGACCTGAATCCCAATGAGTTCTTCGGCGATGCCGGTGCCCCAAAAGGACAGCACAGGACGGCAATAGTGCAACATGCGAATCGGGCAGTCGGGACGCTTCCAAGGCTCATCAAAGAGGTTCACACCATCGGCAGCAATGATGTGCCTGCCCTTGATGCCGCAGCGGCTCATACGCCACGCCTCGATGACAAGCACGGTGTCTTGGACGTTGTTCCCCGTGCTGATATCGATGGTGGTCAGTTCCTCAATGGCAGCTTTGCGGTCGGGATAGAGAGCCTGCAGCACGCGCTTGTTGATGAACTTCCGCTGATAGATGGTGAGAGGATCACCATAGTACGCATCAGAAGGGTCAACCATAATTTCGTCAGGGAATACGCGCTCAAGAACGGCTTTCTTGCCGCGCATGCAGGCCTTGACGAAGCCCGTGCCAAAGATGGCTGCATCCCGAAGGGCGAGGCGGAATACCTGGTGAGCATCCATCTGGTTCAGCAGTCCGAAGATGAACTGGTTCGCCTGTTCGGCCTTGGTGCGCTGTGAGAGTGCGCCACCCGTGGTGAGAAACTTCGGGATGATTTTGTTCTTCGATAGCTTGTTCACAACAGTATCAACGCAGCTTTTAACCACGTTCAAGGTGATTCGATTGGGCCTCGATGCAAAGACGCCAGATGAGGGCATGCCGCCAAAGGCAGAGTCCTGATTGCCTGCCAGGATGTATTGAGCGATGGAAAGCGCTTGTGTTTCCCGGTTGGAATAGAGGCGAAGGTTGCGAAGGTTCGCCGCCTGAATGCCTGCGTTGGTCTGATCCCACTGCCGCATGAGGCCATGCACTGCAAGAGCTGCTTCAGTGCTGTTGTCTGGCAGATCCCACCACACGTTTTGAGGTGCCAGCTCGTTTACTGTCATCATTCCCATGACTCACCTCACATTGAAGAGCCAAACATAAGTCGTTCGTTAATCTCGCTTTGCAGCTTGATCTCGTCTTCTTTGCGAAGCTCTGTGGGCTTGGCAAACTCCGGGTAAGCGATGGTCTGGACAAACCTAACCTTTACGTCCCTTGCCTCGAAGCACTCCACTCCCAACGCCTTCATTTGCTCGGTCAACTGTACTATTTCCTGCGGTGTCATCAGCAACTCCTTCGTTTTCGATTTCAAACCAAGGCACATTATACATCGAAATCATCACGACACGCTTGGTTTCTTTGCATTCGACGCGCCAACAGTTTAGCGGCCCGTCCCATGCGATGTTGTATTTGTCAGGTGTGAAGCTAGACACATAGTTCTGCCCTACCTTTGCAGCCTGATATGCCTGCAGGTGCTTTACGCGCATCACGTTCTCCCGATTAGAAAGAATGGATTATAGATCGCCCGGTGCTTGCATGCGAGAAGGCCTGTCAGTTTCCCACCCTCGCAGCAGTATTGAATCAGTCCGGGATTCTCACCGAAAGACTCACGCAGGAGCGATGAGAACACGCCAAGGCGGCGAAAGGGTTCCTTCACATATGCATACACGATGCAGGGTGCCGGCTCAGTGAGACCACAGAACCACCCGACAAGCGATTCCTCGCCGTCCATATCGACCGATGCCATGGTGATGCAGGGGAGCAGCTTCGGGATGATGCGAACGAGGTCAGATGCAGCAAGCCCCGTCAGGTGTGCAGAATGCAGCCATGAATTATGGATGAAGTTGATGTGCTCAGATGTAGCTTTCCTGAAATCGATGTTCATCGAAATAACTCACCCCATGGGTCTGTTTGGGTTTCCTGTTGTGCTCTTGTTGCCTGTTCGACTTGCTTGATCATATCGCGTTCTTCACGGGCAATCCATGCAGCGGAGCCGATAGCAAGGGGCTCGGGACGTTCAACAGATAAATAGTGTCTAACATAACGCATGGAATATAAACAACTGTCCGTTTTATCATTTGGAAGTGATGGATCTTCCTTGCGCCTATCATCATAGGTCAGAGTCTGAAACTGGTGTTCAAGTTCCTCGCATCCTGGGAGCGTGAACACTCGGCCATCGATGAAGTCACCGTTCAGTGTGGCAATGAAGGACATCTTGTCGGTCTTCTCTGCAGCGCGAACCGGGAGACCGTAGCGCTGGCGAAACTCTTCTGTGATGCTTTTGCCGAGGCCACCCGTGTCGCACACGATAGCCTCAAGGTCATACTGTGCATGCACGCCCTGCACGATCTCTGCAATGCGAGAAGGGATGAGCCCTGAAATGCCCCAACAGCGCATGATGTAGGCGTTCGGGCAGGTGGCAGAATAGGCCACGAGGGCAAACGCAGTCTGATCGTGCCATCCATAGTCGAGACCGAGGACGTAGTTCCAGTCGTGACCAGCGGGGAGTTCGGTGGCTTTGTTCTTTAGAGGATTCCATCTGTAAACCAGGGCATCGAGGTCAAGACACCACTCGCCGAGGTATTGCCTGCGGTAGGTGGGATTGTCTTCTGTCCAACCCTTGCGTTTTTTCAGCTTCTCAAGCCAATCACGGGCGTGTGGGAGGTGCGGGTTATCGAAGAGACTCCACTTATGCCGTGAGAAAGAACTATGGGGGCTGGCAATCGCGTTGTAGAAATAGCCGTTCGGGATCGGCCCAGGCGTGCCTAAGAGCCACAGGTCGCCGCTCAAGTCGAGTAGTGCAGGCGAGAGTACATCGTCGATAAGGTATTCAACGTGTGAGCCGAAGGACTGTGCCTCATCGATGATGACTCTTTTCCACTTATTGCCGAGAAGCCTATCGATGAGGCCCGGTGAGTCGGCACCGATGAGCCAGATGCGAGAATTGTTCGCAGTCTCGACGCAAAGCTTGGAGTTCTTGAGCTCAATTTTGTTGCCGAGAAGTGCTTTCATCTCATGAAACTTCGGCCACATAATCTTTTCAGAACTCTGCCGGGTCAAGCCCAGGTAAAGCACATCGCAGTTGTCATGCGAGAAAGCGGCCTCTAGGCATCCTGCAGTTGCAACGTGGGACTTCCCTGCGCGTCGGGTGCAGCATGCTGCCTTCCACTCTGATGTGTCATCGAGAAACGCCCGCTGTGCATCGAAGAGCTGTGCCGTGATGCGATACTTCGGATCACGCAGTTTGAGGATGCGGGCAGCGAGGTCTTGGATGGTCATTTTCCATTCCAATACAGCTTCTCTTGCTTGACTTTGTTTGACTCACCCGACTGCGTGAGCAGGCATCGCTTATCCACGGTGTACACTAGCTTGAAACGAGGATCTGCAACGTCATATTCGGATATGAACACGGGAAACTCTCTTGAGGACGCCCAATCGAAGAAATCTTTATGTGAGAATGAGTTGCCGTATTCTGCAGTTCCTTTGTACGGGATATCACAATAGACCACAGAATTAGGCTCAATGATCACATCTCGATAGTCGCCAGAGGTGATGTGCAACTGCTGCAACTGCTGCAACCGCTGCAACTGCTCCAACTGCTGCAACCGCTGCAACTGCTGCAACCGCTCCAACTGCTCCAACTGCTGCAACTGCTGCAACCGCTCCAACTCTTGAAACGGTCGATGCGCCGCAAGGCTCTGTCTCTGCTTATCAGAGAGGTATTGATGCAATACCTTCGGGAGTTTCGTCTTGCGGTAGTGCTCAATCAATTGTCGCACATAGTATCGACGTTGCTTGATTGTCTTGGCAATAGCGGGCCACTTGCTGAACCTGAGCACTTCGGATGCCAGTGCGTCGAACTCATCGAACACAACAGCCATGTGCATGCTGCGCTTGCATGGCTCAATCTCCTCTGAGAAGAGATAGTCATCTCCGTTGTTCCCAAAGCTCCAACATGAGCACACATAACCATCGGTGTACTTCTTGGCATGGAACTCTTCGCGAGAAACCCACGGTGGCTTGAACACGTCATAGGAGAACTCGCCCGCTATGGCACGCTTGAGCGTTTCAGCTATGTGTGCCTTCAGTTCATTGTAGTGAAAATGAGAATACTTCTTAGCCTTGTTCAATGCCATGTAGTGCGCCATTGCACCACCACCGCCGAACAGATCATAGAAGTGTTCAGCCTTGGGAAAGTTCATGGCGAGGCTGGCAGCGATGTTAGACTTGCTGCCCATATAGGGAATCCCATATTCGCTCATGACGACTTCACCTTGAATCCCTTGCCGTTCAGCTCCCGGAAAAGGCTCTCTTGCTGCTCTTCGTTTTGCAGAGTCACAGTCAAGATGAACTTGCGTTCCTTCTCAGAGTCCTCATCCTCATCAGGGAGATTCGGTGTAAACTCGATACCGGCAAGGATGGCCTCGCACTCCTGCTCTGAGAAACCAGTAAGCAGGGCATCAAAGTTCTCATCCTTCAGCTCTGCAATCTCGATTCGGAGAAGGTCATCGTCCCAACCTGCGTTCAATCCTATGCGGTTATCCGCCAAAATATATGCCCGCTTCTGAGTCTCTGTGAGGTGCTCAACGCGAATGCATGGCACGTTGGCTAGCTTTAGCTTCTGCGCTGCAAGCACACGTCCATGGCCCGCAATGATGCCATTGTCTGCGTCGGCAATGACGGGGCTTATGAATCCGAACTCCCGAATGGACGCGGCGATCTGAGACACCTGCTCAGGACTGTGAGTGCGTGCGTTGCGGGCATACGGAATCAGTGCCTCGATAGGCACCAACTCATACCGTCCCACGCCCGATAATGCTTTGGAGTTCTTCATCTGTCATCCTCGTAAGTCTCTCAATTGTGGCTTCGGGAGTCACGTCAATGATGGGTGACTCGGTGTGTGTTTCCTTCTGCGATATCTCGACCTGCTTAACTTCAGCAAAGAGTGCCGGGAATATCCGTTCAAGATATGCAAGGGCAGCACGCCAATCTCTCTCGGCACCTTGTCGGATGCGAGAGATCCACCACAGCAGGTTTTGTGCCTGGGCCTTGTTTACCTGGGCCGCAAGGTTCTCATCGTCCTGCATCCACTTGCGAAGGGCACTGCGCTGCACGTTTGCCAGCAAGCAGGCGTAGTCGATTGGGAGACCTGCCCGGATAGCCCTGCAGATCTCTTCGATGACTCCCTCGACGTCGCTTTGCTCAACCGCTTTGACGCCTCGGGCGACGGGTCCACGACACGGGGCACGGTCGGGACGTTTCATGTGTGCGACCTTGACTGCCTCGTCGAATAGGCCATCGGACCGACGCCACATGTAAACGGTTCGTTCTGTGATTCCGACCGCCACGACGGCTTTGTGCATGGAGATACCCGTGCCGAGTTCCTGCAGTATCTGTTGCTTGAATGCTTGTATCTGTTCTGGTGTGTACGCCATACCTAGTATAGTATCACACTATACTTCTTGATACCACTCTATGATATTATCTAGACATAACAAGGACATAGACATGTCGCTGCGTGATAAGCTGATTGCATCTGCCCAGACTCAGGGCGAGTGGCTCACTTCATCTGCTCGAGTTTCCAAGACCGCCATCGACGGCAAAGCCTCCCCGCTCCCTCATCCATGGCGCAAGAAAGTCCCCGGCCTTTTGGAAGCTCAAATCATGCGAGAGGTGCGCTCAGTGCTCGCGAGAAGCGGTTGCTGGTATCGACGCATCGAAGGCGGTGGAAAGCTGCTCCACAGCGGGTCTGTGGCAGTCATGGCCAAGAGTGAGATGGTTGGCATGCCGGACTGGATTGCGTGTCAGTCTGGGAGGCTGTTGGGCATTGAAGTGAAAGCACCTGGGGGCAAGGTCAGTGCCTCGCAGGTTGCAACACTCTCGGCGATGCAGATTGCCGGGGCCCGGGTGTGCATCTGCGTGTCGGCTTCGGCACTGATGGACTGGGTTCACGGGTGGTACTTGGGTCAGGAGACCGTGGAAGGGATTCTCGTCGTGGGATAAAAAAACGGCCCTGGTCAGGAGCCGTCTCTGTGAAGCGAAGACCTGCAGTATACCGATGTATCCCGGAAGGTGCAAGCACCCCGCCTTGGGAAGCTATGGCGTTCTCAGCTCATAGTCCTGGTGATCTCGTAGCGCACCTTGGCATCAGCACCCTTGGGCTCCCTATCCCAACCCCGGCTTAGGACATAGCTGCAGTCAACATCCTCCCAGAATAGGGGCTTGCCTTCCCTCTTATCTGCCATGGTCTGCAGAACCTCGATGGGAAACCAGAAATTAGAGCAGATGAAAGTCCCGTCAGTCGATTTCAGGCATGGCATGGTCAGTCCTCCTTTGTTGGCGGTGCCAAGTGAACGATGGCCAGCTTTGGATATCTGCCATTCTCGGCCCACAGTGGGTTGCCGCTTGGCGCTTTGACGATGATCTTGTCTCGCGTAAAGAGTTCTTCCAGAACACCATCCAAGTCCGCAGTGCTGATTCGCAATGACCTAGCCATGGATGCCCTATCCCTATATCCCCCCGCCCTCCTGAGGGAATCTATGACGCGCCGAGCGGTATCGGAGATGGTGCGATCGCGAGTCGGTGTGCGCAGGACGATGCGTTTGAGGGCGCTTACCCTTTGATCCTTCTCCCACCTTGGACGCTTTGCCTCAACGATAACGTAGCCCCATGGCCCAACGGCGGCATCGAGGTCAACCTGCGCAGCAGCAAACAGATCCGCGCTGGTATGGGGCAGCAGGTCGAATTCTGTATCTGCGATGGTGCCCCAATGACGGTAAGCCCCATCGACACCTCGCAGGATCTCTCCATCGGCCGTTATTTTGAATTCTCTTTTCACTCCATACCTCCGGTTGCTATGATTTAGAGCAACGGACTGGTAGCAGGATCTGGGAGGGCTGAAAAGTGGAAAAAACGGGATTTGGAAAATGTTCACACGGGTTCACATGAGATCACATCGGTATGTGATTCGTAAGTATGTAATATATATATATAATATATATAAGATCACAAAGATCACATAGTCCTATAGGAGGATCGCCTTTTTTCTCTCCCCCCACCAGGGAGAGTGTGATCTTTGTGATCTTTGGTTCTTTCTCGTTTCATTCTCCCGGCTTGGCGATCACAATGGCATGTGATCTCATGTGAACCCGTGTGAACATTTTCCGGGGCAAAAACAGAAACCCGTGGACTTGCCACGGGTTATCTCTCACAGAGTACTTTGAGCTGGCTTGAGAGTCAAATGTCCACCGAGAGGTCCAGATGGACGGTTGAGTGATTCGGGTAGCTACCGTTCTTTGGCTCAGCAGGAGTACCGCTTGGGCCCTTCACTACGACTTGGCCTCGAACCGACAGGTCTGCAAGAATCTCGTCCATGGCTCTCCTGCCGAGTCTAAGACCACGAGCCAGCTCTTGCCTGCTCCGCTTCCCGCCGGCGCGTTTGAGAGCCTCTATGACGCGCATGCGCTCACGCTCTTGAGCGGAGTCTGTGATCCAGTCTTTGGCAATCTTGGCGAGGGTCTCACCCTGCAGGGAAGCGATGTCACAACCCCAAGCCATGTCATCAACACTGATCTCAGTTCGGCCACAGCCGAGGGCATGGAGTGAGGCAATCCGCATGGCATTCTGTGGGATTCGGTCTCGGATCGATCCCTCGGCTGAATCAGGGTCTTGCTGAAAAGCGATTTCCCACGTGCGGTCATGCAGATGGTAGTCGTGAGAGGCTTCCTCGCTCATGGACAGTCGAATCTTTGCATCGGTCTGGGCGATGTGAACCGTGGCCTTACCTTCCTGGAAAGCTTTCAGAGCATCTCGAAATGCAGGGATGCCACCCGTTGCACCAGTCTCGGTGTAACCAGCATAGAAAATCGATCTAAGTTTCCCGATCGGTTCGGGGTCTAGTGGATTGCGACGTCTGAACTGTCTGTCGGATGGAATGCCGCTACTCCAAAGAAGAAGACGGCTCAAAAAGCCACCGCCGGAATTGCTGCCGGTGATCACTTCTTTGAAACGCCCAGGCGTGCCAAAACCGATGAACGTCAGCTTGGGGTTCAACACTTCCGGGACGGTTTCACGTTTCAATGCCTGACCGGGCAGCACGTCGAGGCCGTTCGATATCGTCTTAATATCGTCGAGCAATCCACTGACATATGTGTTGTCTGTGTTGGTTAACTTGTACAGTAAATCTTGTACCTCATCGGCAATCCATATCCGAGAGTTCCAGCAGTATAACTCACCACGCAGACCCAGCGTGGATCCTGGGTTGGTGAGGATGAGACGCGAATCGACCTGTCGCAGTGTATCTTGCACGCAGCGAAGGTAATGGTCTTTGCCAGCGGCAGCAGGCATCAGACAGAGCTGTGTAAGACTCAAAGCACGCCCTTGAGGGGTGAGATAGGTGCCTTGTGCGCAGGTCGATATGATTGCCAATGCGGTAGCTATTCCAAGTTCTTCGTATTCTCTGACGCTGTTATCGATGGACCAATCTATAAGAGATCGCACCAATCCAGAGCTTCTTTCTCTCAGGCTTCGGGCATCTCCCTGCATGGCATTTTCTCCATCGCTTCCATGATGATGGGATTCTCCGTGATACAGAACAGTTTCTTTGCGTTTACTATGCCCGTAGGATTGAATGGTTTCAGAATCCCTTTCTGAATCCAGAGATAAATAGTCCATCGGGAAACACCAAACAACGCCATAACGTCTCTGGTATTTAGATACGCCGGTATTGGCGTCGGTTTCTTTGCCATAACTTTCTCCTGGGTGATTCTTGCACACAATTTATAGTTGTGTTAGATAAGTGTCAAGCAACCCGTACCAATATTTCTGCATCAAGAAGGAGCTATCGTGACGAATGCTATACAAGTACGCGAAATGGACTCGAAGGCTATAGACATTCTGAAGCAGACAATCGCAAAGGGTGCCACTAACGAAGAGTTGCAACTCTTCATCCATCAGTGCAACCGAACCGGATTAGACCCGCTGGCACGGCAGATCTACGCTATTAAAAGGTGGAACAGCAAAGAGGGACGCGAAGAGATGGCGATGCAAGTTAGCATTGATGGTTTTCGTCTGGTTGCTGAGAGAACGGGCAAATACCGTGGGCAGCTTGGACCATTCTGGTGCGGCCCTGATGGTGCTTGGAAAGAGGTCTGGTTGGATTCCAAGCCACCTGCTGCAGCGAAGGTAGGCATCAAGCGTTCGGACTTCGATGAGCCTCTTTGGGCGGTGGCGCGGTTCGATGCCTATGCTCAGAAGGCAAAAGATGGTAGGTTAACCAAGTTCTGGGCACAGATGCCGGACTTAATGATCTCGAAAGTTGCCGAGTCGCTAGCCCTAAGAAAAAGTTTTCCCCAGGAACTTTCTGGCCTCTACACGTCCGAAGAGATGGACCAAGCCGAAGAAGCACCCGCAACACCCGTTCAAAAGCCTGCAGCAGCACCGAAGTCACACGCTGCATCTGTGCAGGCAATGACCGGAATCCCTGCACCACAGCCCGCTTCTGACGCTATTGATGTGCCGAACCTCGATGCTCACTTCAACCGCCAGAATCCCGACCATATGAAACTGCTCTCTGAGTGGGCTTTAGAAGCTGCATGCTCTGCAGATTGGAAGCGGCAACACGCTGGTGCATTGCTTGATCGTCTGAACGGTAAACCGTTGGATAAGGGACTTATCTTCGGCGTGTGCGATAGCTACCTCAAAAGCCTCACGGAGATTGCCAATGCGCCATGACACCCTATGCGATTTTCTTGAAGTGCTTCGGGGCTTCAGCTCTCACGATATCGGCGCCCTGGAGCTCACAAAGCGCAGCGGCAAAGATGAACGCTTCTGCAGGCAACTGCTGATTCAGTCCGGGGCATCGAAGATGAGGATCGGGCAGGCGTACTATTACAAAGTTTCGGAGATCATCGATTACATCGAGAACTCGATTCAAAGCGGGAAGTGCGACTTTCGCAAGCCACCCGTAAAGAAGGCGAAGACACTGCCAGGACCCAGCGTGGAGACGGCACGGCAGAATGGTGTCCAGTTCTGCAAAGACCTCAAGGCGAGGGGCACACTCACGTTCACGTCCTCACAGCTTTCGGGAACAACGGGACTCTCGCGTGATGCCCTTGCAAAGCTCCTGCTTGTCGTGACTCGTGAGATGAAGGCCACGACACTGTTCTATTCCGTCGAGAGCTTCTTGGCCCTGTATGCACGTCCTGGCGAGCTTTCTCCTGATGTGTGCAAAGTGTGTGGCTCATTGCCTGAGCCTGTTGAGCTTATGAGCGTTTCGGGAGTTCGTTGCAGCAACCTCGCATGCAAGCAGCACTTGAGAGCGTTTCTCACGAATGACTGGGTGAGGTATGGAAGCAAAAAGCAGGGGGAAACATGCAAGCCCCAAGGTTAACCTTCAAAGAATCCCTTGACCTCGCCCTTACTTATTGCAAAGAACTGCAGGCTAAGGGGGTCTCGACCTTCATTCCCGGCCAGATGGCGAAGGACACAGGCATCAGAGAATCTGCCATGGGCATCATCTTGCAGGGGATCGCGAAGGTCAGGATTCATAACGTGGTGCTGTGCAATGTCGATTCACTTCTCAGAAAGTACCGCTGATATGAAGAGACTTCCTTACACAGTTGAAATCCACTTCTCAAGCCATCCTAGGCCTGTGCCGAACGGATGGACACTTCAAGAGACTCTCTTTGGCAGATTCGCGCAGTGGTCTCGCGAGAGCACTGAGACCTGCCAAAAGAAGTACCGCATCACAGTCGAAGAAGTGGAGGACGAAGAGCCGTGAAATTCTTTCTCTTTTACGCCGAGTGGTGTGGGCCTAGCGTGAGTCTCTATTGCACTATCAAATGTGACTTCTCCGAAGTTCCCGTCGAGTGTATCGAGATTGAGACACACCCGGATCTGGCCAAAGCAAACCGGGTGCATGCCACACCGACACTGCTTAGAATCGGCATCGATGGCAAAGAGAAGAGACTCGTGGGCAATCAGGCCCGCGAGACACTGCAATCTTTCTTTGGAATGAGGAACGCATGATTATCACTGAGCCTGGGTTCTACAAGACGCGCAACGGACAGAAGGCCGAAGTTAAATATTTTACTTCTGATAGTATTTATCCGCTAAATGGTCTCATCGGGGATCGGGGAGAGACGTGGACCATAGATGGATTTCGACTTCGCAGAGATACCGATTCAGATGACATCATCGCAAAGTGGGAGGACGAGCCTGTGAAACCTGAGATTACTTTAGGATATTGGAAGCGCAGAGATGGCCAAAAGACTCGCGTCCTCTGCACCGACGCAGTTGGAGACAGGCCGGTTATTTGCGCGCACGCCTATGCGAATGAGACCGGGGTTCATTTCAATTACGCGACCGGCAGGCACCACTTGGAAAACTATCCAGATAGCGACTTCGACCTCATCGAACCGTGGACAGAGCCCAAAAAGACGCGAGTCGTGAGGCTGGCACCGGCTCTTGTTAAACACAAACTCGGATATCTCCTATCTCTGCCTTACGAGAATGAAGAGCTGGCAAGAGATGGATGGGGTGAATACCTCGTTCGCTGGCCTGCCATGCCGGATTCTTGGATCGAAATCGAAGAGGATGTTGCCGATGAATGACTTTATAATTAGAGTGTGGCTGGATGAGCCGGATTTTTGCGGCGAGTGCCCAGGACTCGACAACATAAGTGAAGAGCAACCAAAGTGTAAACCGGGTGGCTTTTGGCTCCGAAACGAGAATATCGGTAAAGAATCTCCGAATTGGGTTGTGCGTCGCCCTAGAGGCTGTCCTCTTTTTCCAATCGAAAAACTCTGTGAACTCGTGGAGAAAATGAAGAAATGATTCTCACAATCGCCACGCTGTGGCTTGCTGATACCTTGCTT